GATCGAGGAGTGTGCGGCTTTTCCATTTGGTGAACATGACGATTTGGTTGACTCGACAACCCAAGCCATCATGCGTTTTAGACAGGGTGGCTTTGTTTTACATCCTGACGATGAAAAAGAAGAACAAGTTATTAAAACGAAAAGGAATTACTATTAATTATGGGTGCAATAGCAAAAGCAATATTAGAAGTCTTAAGAAAACTATATGGTAGTGAGTTTGTTAGCAAGACTATTGGTACTAGAGCAAATGTAGTAAAACCTAAAGAGTTTGATACTAATGCACCAACAAAAAATATTTATTCTAAAGACGCTTTTAAAGATTCAAAACTTCAAGGTATTGTTGACGAAAAGATTCAAGAATACGCTCCGTTTATATTTTCAAATAGAAATCAAAGAGAGTTGATGAATTATTTAGAAAATGCTCAACAATTATTAAAACAAAAGAAAAAAGATTTTGGTGTTACAGAGAGAATGGAAAAAATTAAAACACCTAAAACTGAAGCAGATGTTCTTGATATTAAAACTGGTAAGAAAGCCGAGGGCATTGAAACATTAAAAGAAGATTTAGGTTTACCACCAGAAGTAGATCCTAAGAGTCAGATGGGTAAAGCTTTATTAGAGAGCAAACGTAGTTTTAAAGCTATGGATAATGACATGGATGACACTCTAGGAAAAGCTGTAGATGCTTTCTTTGGAACAAGAAACACAGCTAGATCTTTTTTAGAAGGCAGAAGAAGACCTATCATCAGACAGATATTATCAGAGGAAGATATTATTCAAAGAAACTTAAGCGAAAAAGCTTATGATGATTTATTATTTGGAAGAGACTTACAAGGCGGAGCAGATCCAAACACAGATCCTTTTGCATATTTAAATAAATATTTCATAAGAGATGAAGATCAACTTGATATCTTGGATGACATTATTGATGAAATGCCTGGCAGCACACCAGCAGAAATATCGGCAGAGTTTAAAAAAAGAACAGGTGGCTTGAAACCAAAAGATAAAGATCTTGGAGATAAATTAAAAGACTTACCTGATGATATTGATCCTGATGCTTTAGCTGAAGGTGGCAGACCTGGCTTTGCAGGCGGATCAAAAGATTCTGTATTAAGTCCACAAATGCAAGACTACATAAATAATTATGCTGATCAAATGACATTTGAGCAGTATCTACAGATGACAGTTAAAAGAAAAAAGAGTGCAGGC